ACTGTATGCTGCTGCCGTTGTAGAACTCAAAGCGCTTGCGCGTTTCATTGAAGTTGCCAAGCTCTGACGGCATTTCTTTTTTCAGCGGCTGAATATGGTTGCTGTCCAACTCTGGCAATGAACGCCTGAATATGAACGCCTGCAAGCCGGGGTTCTCCAGGCAAAAGCCTATAACGTCCCAGCGTCCTGAATGTGACTTACCGCCACCTAGCTTTAGAGGCTTGCCCCGCCCTGGCGAACCAGAGCGGGGCAAGCCCCTGCCGCGCCTCCAAATAATATCTGTTTGGCGTGGCATTTGTGCAGCAGCGCCTGTTTAGGCTGCGGCTCGTAATCCAGCACTATTGTTTTCTGGGCCATTATCTAAAGATGCCCAGGTCATCCCGGACTTGCGTCAGCCGGGATGGGTCGATGCCAAGGTTTTGTACTGCTGTGTCAGGTAGCGTTAAGAGTTCTCTTGCAACTGCTGCAAGTTTGTCGGGAGTAAGTGGTCTAGGACTAGTTCCTGAACCCCCAATATTTCGTCCGGCGTCACCGCCTGCACGTTGCCGTTGTGCAACCGCAGAACGTGACCCATCTCCTGTTCGAATAGCACTTTCTGCTGCGGGGAATAATCCAGTAACCCCGGCCCCAGTGTTGAAGCGACCTTCTTCGACAAATCGTTTAGTTGCGTTGGCTCTAAGTCCATCGTCCCCTACCCATTTCATAATGGCAATCTTTGGAAACCCTTGGGACTCGTCCCAGCCAGTTGACCGCCAATAATCCTCTAAATCAGCAATTTCTTGTTTGCTGTAGAAAGACGGGTCGAAATCGATCCGACCCACCTCTTTAAACCCAAAACTAGCATAGAATCTTGGTAAAAATCCATCGGAATATTTCGCTGATGGTACAGCGAAAGCATCTAGGGCCGTTGCGCCTTCTTCGATTGCTTTAAGAACTGTCGCCTTGCCCACACCTTTCGCACCAATTTCATTATTTATTACGCTTACTAATGCGATTTCATCGCCAGTAAGTTCAGGGCCGTCAGGTGCTTTAACAAAGGTCGGATTGTCACTTAGTCCGTAAACATCATCATAATTGTAGCCTTTTTCTAGTCCAAAAAAAACCTCACCGTCACCAAGTTGGTATAAGTCAAATTTACCGCCCCGTATTTTTTTCTGCACCTCTGGCAGTTCCATCATCGTCAATGTGGATGACGCATCGCTGCTTTTGAGGTTCTGCACAAAATCAGTCGGGCTGACACCACCTTTGTTTTTGGCTACTTTGGACGATTTCCAATTTCCAGTCAGCAAATCAGCCGTCAAAGCTGCCTGTTTTGGGCTTTCGATAGACTGGGTCGCCAAATTCCTGATGTTTTTAATTTTTTCTGCGTTCAATTCCTCAACAGGCAACGCTAAATCAAACGCCCGGCGCACGTTTTGTTTGCCTTCGGCCTCTGCCTGGGCAAAGAAATCAGGAAACATATTTTTAGCACTGATTGCCGGTATACGCGCAACTGGCTTGCCCCTTATTCCAAAGTCATAAGAATTATGTTCAAGAGATCCTTGCGTGCCTAGCCTGATCAAATCAGCATCTTTATCCAACTCAACCAACATTATTGCATCGCGGCTGTTCAAGCCCAATAAAGCAGGATCGCCCGTTGCTCTGATGATTTTGTCTATGTTTGGCGCACCCAGTGCCTGGCCGCGAGAACTGCCGACAACGTCTGCAATGCGCTTGCGTTCTTCAAAATTTAGGCTTTTAACAAACTCTGCCGCCTGGGGGCTTTCAAAGCCTGGCCAATTTTTTAATTTTTGCAGTTGTTTTTGATCTGTGCCAGTTCGCACAAAAGCGTTCAATTGCTCCAAATTCTCTGGATTAATTCTGCCGTCACGCACATAGGCCAATGTGTTGCCTACAATTGAATTCACAAAAGTGGCATTCGATCTGTGGCTGTCAGGATTCATGGCAACCACAAGGCCATAATCAGCCTCTTTTGATAATTTCTTTGTGCCTACGCCCTTGCCTTGCACGGCCCAGACAACCCCAGCATCTCTGCTGCCTTTCAAGTTTGGAAACTCCGGGCCACCCTGCAACAGTTCAGGCGCGTCCAGCTTACTGCTGTCAATGCCCTCAAACCTACCGCCTGCTGCTGTCAAATCAGCCACAATCGGAAAAATCTTTTTGCCTTCCAGGTTCAATTCATCTGTGCCGTCAAACCGCAACGTAGGCAAATCATCTACCAGCGTGTTGGCCTCATCGACAGCACCGGCAACCCTAGCGGCCCTGGGAGCCTTTAACGCAGTCCCAACAGCCATCGCACCAGGCAAGGCAGGCGGGAACAACGCACCAGCAGCTAATGCAACATCGCCGGCAGCGCCAAGCGTCTGTAAGCCAGCATCGAGGTAGTTGCCCTGGCCAATGTTCTCGCCAAAGCTGGGCAGCATCTGACCCGGCTGCATAGGATCAGGCGCACCGCCAAAGATATCTGCAACGCCAGCACCAGGGGCAAACAGGCTGGCAGTCGCGCCAGTCGTATACGCAGGCATGGCCATGTCGCTGAAGCGCGTGGGCTGCTCTATGTCAGCCATAGACGGCCTGATACGGCCAGCAAAGAACGGACTATCACTGCCAGGCGTATTGCGTGCGTCAGTCATCAGCTTCTGCGCCATCATGCGCCGCGCAAATCCTTGAGGCCGTTCTGCCACTACTCTGCCGCCCTGCCGAAATGCTGCTCCATAAAGCGCAACGCAGCCTCGCTATTCTTGAAAGAAGGCTCACGAACAACCCTTGGTGGACTCCACTCATCCCAGTGAGGCCGGTATTTCATCATCTTGCGGTATTCACTGATGTTGTCTTTACGCCAGACCCAGCCAACAGCACGCATCAGGCAGTAATGCTCATCAGTAAACCCAAGATGGGCGAAACGATTCAGATAGTTCACCCACACGCTCTGTAAGGGCATCTCACCGCACAGAGAAACGATCTCATCAATGTTCTGCTGTGTGCAGTAGCGCTTGTCTCTGGAGAGCATATCTGCGCCAGAGCCGTCTATGAACTCGCGCCTGTCGGTGCCATCAAATGGCGCTATGTCGATAATGCGTGGACCGGGGTGCAACCTGAACTCCTGTGAACTGCAACCTGAGAAGCTGATATTTGTTACGCACGCGGGGGTTTGTATAACGCCTTCGCCTTCGCGCCGAGGCCGGGGCTGGGGGTCATAGCCGGGGGCGGTCAGAATCCAATGCCGCCTCTTCAAGGCGGTAACGCACAACGCTGTGATCCATAGCCACTAACGCTTTTCGCCAGACCTTGTAATGCTTGTCCCAGCTTTGTCCCAGTTTAGCTGCCAGGCGTGACGTTCACGACCTCTGGCTCATCGCCACGCACGATGTTGATCTGCACCGCTACACCGCCGCCTTTGCCAGCGTCAGAGCCAAACGTGGCCCTCTGAGTGCGTTCTAGGTACCAGCTATCGGCACGCCAATCCTTTTCACCGGCTTTTCCGATCCGCTGCACCCTGAGACTGACCGCCGCGCTTTCTGCTGCGCGTACCAATCCAGCAAAGTCTGCATCTCTGCTCACCCATGCGTTGAAAGCATCCACCGACACACCACTTGCCTGCGCTGCGTGCGTCTTAGGCACGCCTTCCCTGAGCAGTTCTATGATTGCGTTGCGTACCTCTGGCGTATCCTTGTTAAACTTCTGCACGCCACGCTTAGTGGTTGCACGCTTGGTTGCACTAGGTTGCACCTCTGCAACTGGTTGCACATTTTCAGGTTGCACTGGTTGCACTGCAACCGGCTGCCTTCGCACTGCCAGTTCCATGCCTGTTAGATGCTCTGCGTTCTTGAGGGCTGTCTGCATTTTGGCCTGGCTATCGAGCCAGCCCTCGCGCTTGGCACGCTTTGCTATAGCCTGCCTACTGATCTCATAGTCTTGGGCCACCCTCGATGTAGGTTCACCCCTCATCAAACGCGCAGCAATCTCATCCCAATCAACTAGTGATGGCTGAAACTTCCTCATAGAATTTCCCGGTGGTTACACTTTGGTTGCGCTGGTTGCGCCCAGATTAGTGCAACCGTATCAGATTTCATGCAGTTTGCAACAGGCTTAACGTAAAAAATTAATCAGGTTGCGTTTTCATGTCATAGTGCAACCTTACCAGCGCATCCATGTATCTGCGTTTGACGACCCTGCCATCAGTTCCTAGTTGCAACAGCCTGGCCAAGCGTGTCCAGGGCGCTCCACGCGCCTTGAACGCCGCGCTATGCGCTACTGCCCAGACCAGCTTGCGATCAGCCTCTGGCATCGAGACTGTCAACTCCAACGCCCGGTCATAGTTGCTGATCTGCTTTGACGTAGGCCGCAACACTGTCTCACCAATCTGTGTCCAGCCATATCCATGCCAATCATTGATAACGTCTGGCCAAGCCGCCATTTTCTGCTTTCGAATGGCCGGCGGCAACCGTCTGTCTGTTTCGGCAGCTTCCAGGAACAAACTGTGCAGGCTGTTAACGTCTGTCAAATGCCAACTCCTGTTGTTCAATGAAGTCACGCTGCTGAAACTGGTTCATCTGCCAGTACCGTGTCCTGGCCTCTTTGAACGCCTCTACAGACCATTCATCACGCAGTCTGGCCCACACTTTGTCTTGCCTGGCAGCCCACCTATCTTTGCGTCTTTTGTCCACGACACACCGATAGTTG